GTATCAAATACATTAGATCCTTCACTATTAGCAGTTTCAACAACAGCATTACCATCACGCTTTAATTGTGCGGCGTTGGATGCGTCTTCAGTTGATAATGTATCAAATATATTTTCAGATCCCATTACAGCCCCGTAGGTAAATAACCATATTTAGATTTAAAATCAGCAACTATCTTTTTATCATCTTTATGCGCGCGGACAAAATCTATATGTTCAGGAGGAACAGGAACAAACTCAAAGTCTTCTGCATTACCATCAGTCTTTAAGAACTCTTTAAATTGTCTCTCTTCTTGCTCTATTTCATCAAATCTATCTAAAGCTATTTCAATTATTCTATTATTAGCCTCTTGTGTATTGCCTAGCCTAGCCTGTGTCTCTGCAGCCTTTTTAAAGTCAAAATCTGTCTTAGTGCCTGACTGCTTAGAAAGCTCGTCTAGTGCGAACTGAGAGGCTAGAGAGTTAAATACTTCAGCATCTGCATTTCTTACACCTGGAATCATTCCCCCTATTAAATCCTGAGCAGCAGCTAGGCGACCTGTATTTACTTGGTCTAATCCGCGTTTCAGCCTTAATAGATTTGCTTTAGATCGTCTAGATTGCTGAGCGCCCTGCTTAATACTTGTCTCTATTTTACCGCGCTCACGACCAATTACTTTATTTCTCTCTGCGTTTGGTATCGCTGCAGATTTAACTTTCTGTATATTCTCCTCAGTTTGAACTTTTGTATTCGCCTCATTAGAGCGTCTTTGCTGTGCTGATTCACCTGTCGTACTAACCGGTGTTAACTGACCTTGTGGCTGTGCCTCTCTACCACTAACATCGGTTAATTTAGCAGTAGTTTGCTGTGTTTCAGGGTCAGTAAATGTTGTTTGTGAAAAGAAATTACCCGCTTCATCTTTGAATGTAAAATCGCCCTCAAAGGATCTCTTTGCTGCGCCACCACCTCTAGACTCTTGTAATCTCTCACCACCCGCTTGAGCCGTTCTATTAATAACCTCAAGATCTTCCTGTGTAGGTGCTTGTAGTTCTTCATCTTCAACTGGAAAGCCTTGCTGCCTCATTGATAGCTGAATAGATACCCAATTATCTGCCGTTATTTGCTCGCCGCGACTTGCTCTAAATAAGGCTGTTGATAATCTATCGCCTGCATCAGTCTGGCCTGTAGCCAATCGCTGATCATTAAGGTTTTGTTGTTGCTCACCTGTAGTTAGTTGCTGCTCTCTCTGTCTACGCAATAGAGGCGCATTCCTGATAGCCTGACCAAGTTGGAAGCCTCGACCCGCAGAACCTACAATATCAGGAGTAATACCTTGTAATAATATATTTGCATCAATAGCCATAATTCACCTATGCGAAAAGCCCTGCTATGCTTGATAGCGCGCCTGTTATATTTTCCTGCCCTTGAGCATTAGCATTAGCTGCGCCTATTCTACCACCAGCCAACGCATTACCAATACCTGTCAATAGCTCAGCGCCGCCCGATCCTGATTGTGCAGCAGAAGCCTGTGCAGAATTAAGTAATGGTAGAGCGCGATTTGCTTGCTGATTAATAATAGAGTTACCTGCTTGTAAGAACCGATTAGCTAATATTTCATCTGTACCACTTGACCCTAGAGCGCCGCCTGCAGACTGCTGATTAAATACATCTTGCCTGATATCTTCTTTCATTCCTGCAAATAATGGGCTTTGCTCTAGAAAACTAGCCTGCTGACTAGGATCTGATGCAAATGTCGAAATGCCTTGTATTTGATCAGTACTTAATAGGTTTCTAAAAGGCTCTAAGTCACCCCTTAACGCTTCTAAAGCCTCTTCAGAGAATTCTATCTGCTGACCCGCCGCCGCATTTGCAGCATCAGCCGCAGATTGACCCGAGAAAGCCCCCCAAAAATCACTTAGCAAATCCGTAAAGTCTGCCATTAGTTCACCGTTTTATCTGTAGTATAGTTTATCACAAAATAACCATCACGCTCGCCTACCAACTCAGGATATACACCTTTAACTTCCTGCGCTATATGACCAAAACCAGAACCCTCCAAACCTAAAGCTTTGGCCTTCTCGTTCCAATCCCATGAACATACATTCAACCCATTAAAAGTATCAACAACCGTTATATTCTCTTTCAGTCGCTCATCTGAGAATAGAGAAGCAATAGTAGACACTAAACCTACAGTATTTTGCGCTCCCTGCTGTTGAGCATTAGCTGCACCAATTGTACCCGCCGCTGCTGCATTCCCTGCGCCGGTTAATAGATTAGCTGACCCCGTAGCAGCTTGAGCTGCTGAGTTTTGACCTGTGCTTAATAGTGGTAACTGTCTGTTAATTTGCTGATTAATTAAATCATTGCCCGCACGCAAGAATATTTTATCAATCATGTCATTAGTGGAAGCGCCTGAAGACTGACCTATATTTAAGGGAGTTGTAAATCCATCCTGACCTGGAACACCTCTTACGCCTCCTGTTTTACGACCACTTTTATCTAGTTGACTAGCAACGCTATCTGACCTAAATGAAGCTTCATTAACATCCCCGCGAATCTGGTCAAGCAACGCATTATCATTTAAGAATCTAGTCTGAGCACCTTGATTAGTAGATAATTGAGATAAGTCACTTAATTGATCACCACTTAATATATCTTTAAATGGGGCTAAATCTCCCCTTAATAATCCTAGCGCTTCTCTCGATGAGTCAATCTGGTTTTGTGCGGCTGCCTCTGTTTCTTCAGCGGTATCACCACCAATAGCACCTTGTAACTCTTCATTAAGGTTTATAATGTCTCCATCTTCACCAAACAGGTCTTCATCACCACCGTGCTGAAAGTCTTCCTCACTTAATGGGGTTATGTTTCCTGCTGTAAGTTGAGTCTCGTACAGATAACCACCTAGTTCATCACCAAACAAATCTTGGAAGTTTTCTTTTGTATTTCCACTCGCATCAATGATGTTCTCAAATCCATCCTCGGCTTCTTTGATAACGTCATCCGTAAGATGTGCTAGTTCTTCAGGGTTAAAAAAGTCTTCCACATCAAAATCAGGATTATTTTCCCGTATATCTTCAATACTTCCTTGAAGGTCTGCAACATCACCACCACCTTCATCAGCAGCAAGCACAGCCGCATCATTTAAGGCATCAAATACAGCTTCAGGATCTTCACTAACCAAATCTTCTAGGTCTAAATCTGACCCTTCAACCTTCTCTACTACATCTTCAGCAGGCTTTGTAATAGTCTCATCTACTGTATCATCGAGAATGTCAATAAGATCATCAGTAATATCTAGATCGCTTATAGAAAAACCTGCAGCATCGTCGGCTTTATCTTTGACTTTTTTTACTTTCTTTTTTAAATCTTTAACCCAACCCATTATGTCACCACCCAACCCGATAAATCATAGTTTATGCTTCCGGCGCTAGAGGTTATTGTTAAATCATCTGTTGAATCCAGTACAATACCATTAACAATACTTGCTCTTACTGCTTTATTAGCAGGCACTGTTACTGTATCAAGTAATCTTGAAGTGCCTCTATCTAAATAAATACTACATGTTTTCACGTTGTCTTCTAAATTAGTTAACACCAATACAGTTAATTGCGTCTTACCTGATGATGTATAAATAGCATTTGTGCCTATTGTCAATAAACCTGCTGCTATACCTTCTATAGTCCTAGCCATTATGCCTCCTCATCAGTAACAATATAGCCTTCTGCTACTGCTTGCATTTGAATCAAACCACTTAAGTCATCCCTAATAATATAACTAAAAGTATCTTCATATTTAGATTCTAAAACCAATCCTTTGAAGGTTATATCAAATGTTATCCATGTATTAGTACCATCACTACCTGAATTTATATTCTCAAATTGTGGAAACCCCATCCACTCACTAAAGTTTTTGACCACTGCGCTACCTGTTATCTGGCCTCGCCTTTTTATGTTGGCTAAAATTCCATTGGTTAATTCTGGCTCATTAAAAAAACCATCAAGACTGAAAGCATGCTGACCGCTAGAAGTTTCTGAATAAACATCTCTCATCACAAATTTAACGCGCGTTAAATGGAATCTAGTTCCAATTGTAGGAGATATAACATATTCTAAATCAGATGAGCCGGCAGCTTGACCAGTGATAGCGATATCATCTAAATAGAAGTTTGGCGCCCGACCACCGCCTTGATCTCTATTATTAACATCTAAAGATCTAATAGTTTGGTTAACTGCGCCCATATCGCTTAAAGGTATAGTGAACTGCTGCCATTCATTAAAAAGAGTTGTATTAATGTAACCCGATAAAAAAACAAGATTCCCTACTGTTACTGCTCCAGAATCTTTAAAATCTAGCTCTATGTCTTTTAAGCTACCTCCTGTAGACCAATCATCTATAAAAATCCAACCTGTAAGGTTTAAATAAGGGGTTAAATCTAAGTCACTACCCTTATCTATCCTACATCTATGGTTATTGTTTGCGCTTGTTCCATCAATCGACATACTACCAGCAGGGGTATGATTCTCGTCTGTGCTATCAAATGACCAGGAACCGCTAATAGTTGATGCTGTCCAGTATGTGTTATCAGTGCCATCGTGGATGTTCTCAGTGATAGTGACTATTCCACTACCGTTCTGATTCATTGCCAAACCATAAGTATCATTTAAAAAAGGCTTATTAATTACCTCATACTCTTCTCTAGGGTAAGTATAATTAATTAAACCAACACCATACCTACCATTATAATCATTAATAGGTTTGGAAGATTTATGACCGAACAGCCAAGCTCTTAACATTAATCAACACCGTTTTCAACTACAGAAACAATACCTGTTAACACGCCAGTAGACGTATCCCATTCAAGTGCTAACTTCCCACCTGGAGCAATCATTATATTAGATGATGTTCTTAGATGGACTAGCTTTCCTGCTGAATCTAAAGGAATATAAAACCATACCCCTTCATCTGTAAGACCTGTAATATCTGTATCAGTATTAGTGGTAACAGCAAGAATAGGGGCTTTATCTGTTCTACGTGAGACAGGGGTTACAGATGTCTCACCAACATAAACAGGCGTCCCTGATACCTTCTTAACTTTTATAATTCCGGCTACAGTTGAACTAAATCGCAAGTCAGTTATTTTTAGAACCTCTGTGCCTGTATTCTCTAAATAAAAGAATTTATCATCTGCACCCGCAGGATCAATATCTTCTAAAGCTAAAGACCATACCTTGCCACTTTCACCGTTAATAAAATTATCTCTTGAGCGAGTTACTGCACTTGTTTCCAGCTGCCAATCTTCATTTACATTTGCGCCTTTATTTGATTTACTGCCAAGAATAAACATCTTATTTTATCTCCAAGTCTTCTAATATTTGTGTTAAGTCTTCATCATGCATATCACATAAAATATAAGCTATCGCCATAATTCCACGCTCTATTGATTCTAGCCTATTTTCTACTCTCTGTTCATGCGTCATATTATCGCCGTCATGACTCATAAAATACTCCAAGTGTTTAGCTCAGCACTGTAAGAGCACCATAAGCCATAGTAAGGACGGTTAAATCGAGTATCTGTATAGCCGTCTAGCTTCTTACTTGATAATACGTTAAACCCTTTACCAGTAGCTGACTTTATATAGCAACGCTCATTATCTGCAGGTTCTGGATTTAAAGTAACTTTTACATCAGCAGAAAGTTTTATAATCTCGTTTCGATAAGTCGTATAATTGTTATTCTGTACTGACTCAGAAAAAGAACCTTGAAAATCATCACTAAAAAACTCTTCTTCTGGTAATCCATTCTCTAGATTCTCTATTGCATCTGCATTAGCTTGTATGTTTCCGGCATTAATCGTTATATTTCCGGTATTTTGATCTACTTGTATGGTTAATCCAGCTAAGCCATCACTACCGCCGCCTGTTCTCTCTCTTAACTGATAAATAACCCATGTTAAATCTTCATAGAACTTTCTTATATCTCTATCCACTAAAAGCTTATCAGGTATAACTATGGGGGCTTGGTTGACTTCGGCCATTAGTATCCGTACTCCTTAACCTTTAAGGAAGCATCATGCAGAGAACTAAATACAGGGTCAGAAATAGTTATACGCAAATACAAGTCATAAAATGAAACCATCTTATTATATTCAACCTTGATTAACGTTTGACCCATTTGACCAATCTTAGGCCAACTCTCACCCGTCCAGTTCTCACCATCTTTGGAATACTCAACCATTATTTGCGGCCTATCACCCTGACCGCTAGCAATACCTACACCTGTTTGCAGTATGATATTTGCCTTATTCATCAATAATCTTTTACCAGCTCCCATGCCTAGCATTGAGCTGTTAATAGGCGGTAACTGTCTGCGTCTTTGTATTGTATTTCCTAAATCATCATAAGCATCCGGTGTCAATTCAATAGCATTCCCTGTTGAGTAATCAAACATAATGTCTTTACCATAACAACGCACATAAGATGATCCAATATATCTACCACCATCTGTACCCGAAGAAAGGTTAACCCACTCCCCCGTCTGCTCTGAATAGGCATAACTCAACTCGTCATCACCAAAATTAAATACAACAAAATCCTGACCATCTATAACTATTGCATAAGCAACACAATTCTCTGTATCAAGTTTAGACATTTGAGTGACTATTGCAGGCGTTGAAACGGGTATAGCGCTAGTTTGCGATATCTTATAAACATTAAGATCGTCAGCTAAAAAGTATAAAAATTGATCTGTATTTGCTATCGAATAAAGAGCGCCTAAACCCTTTTGCATAATAGCGCCTGACATTCTCACAATAGGAGGTGAGCCAGTACCCGCATCATAGAATGGTTCAATAGTCTCATAACCAAACATGTATACAAATTGACCAAAAGCATAAGGTCTACGCAAATCATCAGCATTACTTTCTGCTTTCCCTGAACTTGTAATATCAGAGGCACCACTTGCGCCTGTCACATCAAATGTATTGCCGCCTGAGTCATAGATAGTCTTACTGTTCAGATATGTAGCTGAATCAGCAGAAAAGTCTTGAACTGCTAATGTAGTACCATCATAAATATATACATTTGCACCAGTACAAATAACCATCTGCTCAAGAGTGCCGACAACAGAATTAGAAAATATGCATCTTTGTGTTCCTGATACAGAACCAATAGATGTATAGTTACCTGATTCATCAATGCTGTATAAAACCTGATCAGATACCTGATAAAGCACATCCTGGAACTTATAACCGCCTCTATCTGTAAGACCTGGAGATGTACCAAATGTAGTCGTACCGTACCAAGGAAGTAGAACAGCTTTATTCCTTCCTGTAATAGAAACCTCGGCATACCAGTTTTTAGTCAATTCATTATTTGCCTGAACAGACCTGTTTTGACTGGTTCCTCCAATGATTCTTAATGGTACAGTTTGATAAGGCATTATGGATTACGCCCTCTCTTTATTTTCTGAGCTGACACTCCATATTGACCATTTGAATCAGAAGCATTAGCACCAACAATAGCAGCGATAAACTTACTATAGTACTTAGCTTCCTCTTCAGCATCATTCCCATATTGAAACAATGCCCACAAAGACCCATAAAGATACACATTAGGATACTTTGTTAATATTGCATTGGTTGGTTCCGCTGCGCTTAATGCTGTTAACTTTGCATAATGGATATGATTCGTAACATAAGCTTGATCAGGCTGAATATCATATTCAAGCTGACTTGTAACTGTATAATATGCAGGCGTTCCAGTTCCAGACCTTAAGCCCATCTGCTCTGTAGTCCTGAAATCAATTGTATAGCGTTCACTACTTAACGTAACATCTAGGCGCTTAGTCTCTAGAAAGTCAGTAGGTAAAGCCTGATACTGCACAGAGTCGCTCATTGCGCTAGTCTCAGTTGTAATCATATCCCTAACTCGAATCTGACCACCAACACCGGAATACATTTCTGTTTCACAGATATCAATAAAGTCATCCAGAAAATCACCTACATCATCTCGATGTGACCAATTCTCAATCGAAGCCTTTAGATTTTGATATGTATCTAGTGCCATAATTTAACCTTAAAAGTAAATAGCCCCCTTTCGAGGGCTATCAGGTTTAGCTTTCTGTATCAGAGCTTTCAACTTTCGCTTTGGGTTTTGGCCCAGGCTTAGCTTTTACTTTCGGCTCATCAAAAGACTCACCTTCTAAAAGCTCCATTGCTAACTCTGAAAACTGCGCCTTGGTTGGACATTCAAAACACTGGCCGCTAGGCTTATCAGGGTGTCTATGTACGTCTCCAAAGAAACACGGTTTTATTGCTCTTACCTTTGCCATCTTTAATACTCCAGTTTATGAAACAGTGAAACCACTTGCATATGGTGTAAACTCTCTGATTGCACTCATAGGAACCAAAGAAGCATCCATAGTTACCGATGGGGTAGTTCCCGCTAGTGTATAACGAACGCCAAAATAGCGCGCTGTTTCACTTGCTGCTACAGGAGGCACAGGTATTACAATCTGATGACCTGCAACTAGCAAATCAGCATCACGCGTACCTGCAGTTGGGGTTCCAGATTCATAGCTGACCTCGCCCAAAGGCTCTAGACCAGTAGTTTGAGCAGCATCAGTTGCATACTCAATCTCAAAGGTATAATCCTCATCTGTATCAGCTACATCAGCAGCGGTAACAACAGTGAATACAACAGCCATTGGCTCGCCAGTACCCATTGAACTTGCAACAGTTAAGTCGATTGAACTCGTACCTACAGCCGTAGCTGTAAGGGCTTGAGCGTCAGACATTTTTGTCAATTTATCAAGTATCATTTCAATATCTCCTATGTTACTTGTGCTTCAGCTTCAGTCAAAGCATCATCAGTGTTAATAGTGATTCCACGCAGCTTAGTTTTAAGCTTGCCTTCTTCCTCACCAGCTTGTAATTGAACGCTTGCTTTGTTTGCAGCCTGCACATCTAGCATTTCGCCAATTGTACGGTTGCAATAAAAACCTAGCTTCACATTTGATTTACTTGGCAAACGATGAGTAGCTTTTATCATCAGATTGATAAGGTTAGTTGTTGCACCTGTATCATCTGCAATTATTGCTGAAATATCGATATTTGCGATGCGTACCGCATAACGCCAATCCTTCAAACAAAGACCATTATCTAGTTCATAAAGATCTTTGTATGCACGGAATGGGTTGCCATCCGAATCATTCACATCATCTTCACCGAGATCAGTATGTTGAATACCAGCCATAGAACCTTCAGGGAAAACACCGTAAACAGTACGAGTACTCCAACCAATCAACCAAATAGAACTGTTATCAGAACCAGTACCACCTGCATCAATAATATTCTGACCATTTGTGGCAGACTTATCATTGTAGCGATTAGAGAAACCTACATACTCTTCAGGGTTAGCATTAGAGCCATACCATAAAGTAGTCGATCCATCTTGCCCTACACCCTCAATATGAGCCATACCTTCAGAACGTCTATACTCATTCACATCACTATTCAAACGAGCTTCGCGAACATCAATATGTGAACGTGATGAAAGCATTGCTGTGTCTTCAGTGATTTGAGCAGTCGTTGATTTACTAGGTGGAGTACCTTGGTTCATCATACGGTAGTAAGTTGTTGGTAAGCCTGTGCGCTGTGTTACACGCTCAGCAGTTTTTTGGTTGCATTCTTTGAAGACCATATCGGTCAATGCAGTGTTTGTTTGGCCTAGTATTTCTACTATGTCAGACGTTTTGCCGCTTGGGTCTGTACGCTTAGCATGATCTGCTAACGTCAGCATTGTTGTTCCTAGTGCTGCCATAATTTGTTTACCTCAGTATTTAGCTGTAGTTTTATCCGGTTTTTGGATACCAAAGATCCGTTCCAGATTTCTGTGTTGTTGTTGCTTTTTGCTTGACACTAGCCTTTAAGACTTTAGGAGCGTTCTGCACTTCTTTGGATACTTCCTCAGATTTGCCTTTTAGCGCCTTATATCTTGCAGCATCTAAAACAGCGCTCATGACCTTATGATTAGTAAGACCTTTCACCTCATCAAGAGTAAAACCTTTATCAGTCACATATTGATCAATCAAATTCAAGTCTGCTTCATACTGCTTAGGGTCTGCCCAAGTAGGATTAAGTTCTCTCAGTGATTGACGTTCTGTGCTAATTCTCTGAGTCTCTTCTTGCTCTTGACGTGCGGCTAAATCTGCCTTGGCCTTTTTCGCAAGCTGAGCCTTCTTATTGATTAACTCTTTCTGTTTTAAATACTCGCCAGTATCATTTTCTCTTAAATAATCCCAATCAATACTCTTAAACTCATCCTTTATAGATTGCTCAAGATTTCCCACGGTTTCTGCTAGTTTTGCATTAAGCTCTACAGTCTTTGCTGTTTCAGCTTCTGCTTGCTTGCGTACCTCCGCTGCTGCTTGGGTTTTTTTGGTGTAGTCGGCTTGCATTAAACCGTTGTTCTTCCACTCTCTAACCTGACTTACACTTACTTCTTCACCATCTAAATCGTAAAAAAGGTTGTCATCAGTATTAGTAGTTTCAGCGCCTTCTGCACTTTCAGAGGTATCAAGTACCTCACCTTCATTTGAGCTTTCGCTCGCTACAGCGTCAATAGTTTCGGTTGTGCCAGTGGCATCCGTATCAACACTTAATTCTGTATTAGTTTCTGTTTGTTCTGAGTTGTTTTCGGTCATTGTTGGCCTCAAGTCTCTTCTCTAGTAATTCAATCGAACGCATTTTAGAGAATAATTTCTCTCTGAACCAGTTCGGCATTTTCATCTGCTTATGCAGACACTCTCTTTTTCTACTCTGGAACCATTTGGTTCTCATGAATTCCTTAAATAAATCCTGCTCAATCTCTTCCAAAGCCTGCATAAGAAGCGTGTCACTCATCAGCTTCTCAGCTCTTTTAGCTTCTGCGTATTCTTTGTGTGTTCTATCTAGCGATCCTTCTCTCATCCGTTAACTCCTTCACCTGGAATATCAACACCGTTCTCAACTTCAAGCTCTGTATATTTAAACGTTTGCTCTGCATCAAACTGAGCTGTGTCCTGAATCATTTCCATCTGCTTGAGTTCAACCTGAGCATCAGCTTTAATCATCTCAACCTGTGATTTAGCCTGCGCATTTATTAATGATGCTTGAGCTTTAACTTCTTCAGCCTCTGCTAATGGGTTTTTCTGCATTAACTGTTCAAGTTGTGCCTGCATTTGTTGGGCAGCTACTACTAATTGTTGATATTGAGCCATCAACATATCTTCTGGAATATCAGGATTATTGAAGTAATCACTTGTGCGCGCCAATCCTAAACCCTGAACCATTTTGTCTAGCGTGTTATATACGCCTTGGTCATCAACCAATAAAGAGCCTGTAGACTTTAATTGCTGCTGGATCTGATAAATACCTGTAGCTTGTTGTACGCTCTGATTACCTGAACCTGCGCCTAACCCCACCTGAGATACAGCACTTGAAGGATATTGCCACTCAGAAGGATCAACTTCTAAAGCCTTACCCATCACGCGTATTTGCTGCTTTTTATCTTGGAATCTTGTAACAGTCCATGCAGCACCCTCAAATAACTTTCTAAATCCAGTCTCAGCATGATTTCGCGCAACTAACTCAATCTTCGCTTCATTAGCCTTTTCAATACCATTAAACCTTGTAGCTGTTTCATTGTTTAACTGATCAGCCTCAAGACCTTGTGAATCTAGTGTTGTACCAACCCTCTGAGCCTGCTCTTGATTTCTATGTTGTAGAGTTGTAAGAACCTCACCGCCAATATAAGGGGTGACTAGCGGAAAAATAGACTCTGAAGGTTTTTGACCAGAACCTGCATTCATTCTAACAGCGCCATCCGAACGATGATCAAAGAAGTCATCAATATTCACGCCGTCACCTAGCAAGTTTCTAGGTCTTGATGCGTCATAAGTATTATCTAATAAGGCTCTCTGAAGGGCTGTATTAACCGATTGATCCTCAACGACTAATGAGGCGCGACCATTACCAATAGCCTTGTGTGGCTCAAGTATGCAGCTTGTGAGTGCATATGGCACATGATCATAAGGATCATTTTCTAATATCTTATCGCCAATCTTTACAATCCTGCGTCTTTCTGCGATACCGTCATTGTCATAATCAACCTTTGCAAACATTGTGACCATTCTCACAGTTTGAGCTGACCATTCGCTGAATGCATCAATATCAATGATATTGCCGCCCTCATCTCTCCAACGGATATCTTTCATAGCTGATGATTGAGATGAGTTATTGGTTTGCTGATTACCTGTAGAGTCAGACCATGATGTATCATCTGATGAGAATTGAGCTACCTCTTCCTCAGACATACCACCAGCAACCAATTCTGATCTTGTTGGGTAAGATACATGCCCAGTCATCAAAGCCTTATCTAGTGTTGCTGAGTTACGGGTTATTAAGAAGTCTTCTGTAGGAATAGGGTCTGTAACAAAGTCTTGTATTGTAGTTGTCACACGTAGCGTAATATTATGATCAGTAGAGCCTTCAATTTCCTCTTTAGATACTACATCAACCTTGGAAACAGTATCATCTTTAGCCTCAATACTCTCTATGAAATCAGTTAACTGAAGATCACTAAGATTATTACGTCTGATCTCTTTTGTATCTTTAACCTCATCCATGTAGTAATGAATGACACCCATCTTTTGTATCTCAGCATCCTTTAGGAAGTCATGTATAACCTTGTACTGACCAGGGCGCTTAAGGATAAGGTGATTGATATATTGGGTTTTAAGCTTCTGCTCTTGGATGTCTTCAGGATTATCAGTGAAAGGCTCGAATACCATCACATTACCAGAACCTAGAAAGACCCTGATCATAGAGGTCATGTCGCTTTCTACAGTATCTCTGACATCGGTAGCTACAACGCTAGAGAATCCTTCTTCTTCATCACCGTATAATTCTCTATTGTAACGTCTTAGATACTCTTCATTTAGATTCATGAACTCAGAATTATAAGCCGTACTATCCTTCTCAAAGTTATTTAGTACAGAACTTAGCTCGTCATCGTTCATTTTGTTGGGGCGTTTGGCTGATGCCATTAAGAAAACCTATCAAAAATTCAATTCTTATAGATATGATTAATGATAGCACGGTTTTTTAATAAAACAAAACTATAGAATAATAAGAGTTGATAGGCTTAAGCTATTCTTCTCTTTCTTGCTGTAGGCAGAGGCTTTTGCTCTTTTGGTGGCTTATACCCTTGAGCAAATTGCCTAAATGCATCAGATGGATGCGAAGCCCAATTATGAATAGGATCTGTATACATTCCTTTCTTTTCGTCATAATTATAGGAATATCTCTCAAGTGCCGTTATGCCTTGCTTGCACCTCTCTTTATCAAATGAACAGAACGGTAAAACCTGTCGAGTTTTATCAATGCCAACAGCAAGCGAAGCGATTCTAGGGACAACAATTATATTTGAAGCTGACACACCAGCTTCAATTAATCTATCTTTGTATGTGTTCATAGTAAAATCATTATGATCACCATCATGCGGGATATACCAGTTCCTTAAGTTATACCCGCGATCCCTAACCTTTGACACATAATAACCTACAGGTTTTTGTGTATCCTGTTCATAATCAATAAACCTGAAATCATTATCAAAATCCTGCTCAAACCATATGCAAGTCGCATCGGTTTTACTTCTGCCAATATCAAAGAACAGATCAACAGGCTTTGAAGGGTCGACAGGTAACGACTTAATGCGCCCCTCTTCACGTATCTTTTTAAACTCCGACCCATATATAGCATGCTCTGATATGGCCTCGAAAGACTCTTCAGGTGTTGATGGGTACTCCTGAGACATTTTCCCTTTTTGGGTCTTCTTCTTCTTGATGTACCAAGCTTTTTGGCTATCAGTTAGTTCCATATCTTCAGAGTCTTCTATCTTTCTGAAATAGCTATCATCTTCAGCGCTTATGGCTACCTCTTCTTCGAGGATATATTTAGGGTGCTTCCACCAAGGAAAGAAAAAGAACTTAAAGTCTAGCGTTGTATGCTTAACTGTTTGCATGGCATCCATGCACATATCATAGAAACGACCATAAGCGCCATCAGCAGTTGATTCTATAAATATAAACCTACCTGCTGCAACTGTGTTAATTGACCCAGAAACAATCTCTTCGGCTCTGTCTGGCCTTGTTGCACATATCTTTCCAAACTCAGATATATGTAAATATTGATAAGTACCAGAACGCAGAGAAGTACCTACAACAATCTTTGAGCCATTGGAAAACTCTAGCATCCTGGCTGAGTCACTCTTCTTACCCTTCTCTTTTCTTATCCAGTCAGGCAGGTTTTCATAAGCAAACTTAATCTTGTTTTTAAAGAAGTCTTCTGCTGCCTCTCTGTTCTGAGCAACAACGCCCGCAGATGTATTACTATTGAATAGGCAACGATCAAGCATGAATATTTGTATAAAAGTTGTAAACCCAAGCTGTCTAGCTTTAAGAATTATGCAGAGAAACCACATATTATTGTAAAGGAACTTTTGCGCCCAATTTGGCTTAAACTTTACCTTCTTACCATTATCATCCTGAATCCAGTAAAGGTTATTTAAACGCCACCATGGGTCATTTAACTTTTCTTTAATCTTCTGCTTCTGGGAGTCCATCAATCTCTTCTATCTCAGATAGCACTTCTGATAAAATGTTTAGCTCACCATTTATCTCTATTTCAGCTTGCTTAAGGTCAGGAAGGTACTTACTAATAAGCTTTAAGCGTATATCTGTAGCTGCTTTTAGGGCTTGAAGCTCAGTGGATTCCATTGATACCCCCTGTGTTTCAAGTTTTTCAACATTAACAATAACTTGCTGAACATGACCCTGATTGCACAATTGCTCTCTTAAAGCCTCTTGGCGTATCTTTTTATTTAGTGCTTTTTTAGTTGCTGCCATCACTCTTTCCTTTTCTTTCTTCTCAATCTCTTTTACAACCTTCAAAGCATTTTCTTTAGACTCTTTAAAGTCTTTAGATGGATACCATGCTATTGTTTGGCCGCGCTTTGGTTTATTTAGATTTAACTTAATATTAGAGATTGATGATTTCATATATATTCCCTAATCCCGAGATGCCCAACTTTAACATCAGCATCTACCCATATCTTATAACCGGACTTTCTCGCTTCATGGCAAAAGCTTTCGTCTTCACCAGTAAATTGACCGTCCTTAAATGATACATCGAAATAAGGCTCGGGGATCTTGTCGAATACTTCCATATCAATTAGGGTTAAAGGGAATCCATTAGTGTGAACCTCGTGTAATCCCTTTCTTTTGCTGAAATCTATTCTTTGGCCGTTCTTGTCTTTGGTGGTGTATTGGATAGGCTCAGCCCTTGTAAGGCTTGCAGCGCCTATGATCTTTTTGTTTGAGTTTAATAGGTTGGCTAGAGCATCATGTGAGAATGTTTGATCTGAATCAACAAATAAGACCTTATCGGCTTTCTGCTCTCTTGCTTGCTGAATTCCTATGTATCGGCCTATTTGGATAATAGAGCAACGTGGGTTAGCTACGCCTACTCTGTAGCCTAGTGATGCTGTGTATGTAACGAGGTTAACAAGGCAGCCAGTAAATCTACTGTGTACCATATCAGAGGAAGGAAATACTATTGTTATCATGGGTTTCATAATATACCCAATGTATAACTATCATCTTTCTGGAATACCAACCCTGTTTCACATAGCTTCCACATATTCCACATATAAAAAGCTAGGCTTCTGTCTGAATTATCACATATAAACCAAATAGGAGGCCATGACAGATACTTTCCACGCTCTCTACCTTTGCGACCGTATCTAGTGAAAAAAAACGTTTCGTCAAACTCTTGAAAGGATATTGAGCCGCCATGATTAATTAACTCAGATATTAATTCGTTCTTTATTTTATCGGTTTTCATTGATTGCAGTCCTGTTAAGGTTATTGCTTGTTTTGACTATTGTAGCATATTAAACGTTTAAAGCTAAATAAGATCCTGCTAAACCAAGGATAGCGATTAACACTGTCCAAAGTACTGTGGTTGTCTTGAAAGCTGTTTTTACGGCTGTCTGAGCCTCTATAACAGCATTATTCATAGTAACCTGCTGCTTTGCCATTGTCTTAAGCTCTTTTGCTGTCTCTGCTAAATCCTTTTCAACATGCTCTAAATTAGTCTCTACCTTTACCAGACCTTGAGCAATTTCGTTTACCCGGCTTTCTAGTTCGCTCATTACTTAGCCTTATGAGGCACAAGTGGAAGCAACCTATGAGTATAAAGAAACCAACTAACAGCTCGAAATCTATCAATATATGCCACATGGTTATTCATCCAGAAATTCACAAATAGCATTAATTGAATAATCGTTAATGCGATCAGTGCGTTATAGTGATCTTTTACCATCACTAAGCACTGTGAGTAATACGCCTCATTCCACATCCCTACATATCCTATAGCTCCATATATTTGAATCAGAATTGCAAATACACAAGTTATCTGCAGTGGTCTGGTTAAATATTTAACTTTGAATAGGGATATATAATGGAATGTCGCAAAAGAAAGAATGCCGCATAACACATAATGCAAAATGAAGTTAAAAAATACCATCTCAAAAGTTCTTTCTCTACCTGCCTCTATCAGAGTTTTTGTTGCCTCTTGACTCACATAACTAACTAAATGTGAAAATAAAAGGACGCTCACGAATATAAACAGTATAATAAGAGCTTTTTGGTTATTTTTTTGTACCATTTTTACGCCGTTTGGGTAATGTGTTTTTTGTTCCGGCTCCAGATGCTTTGTTTCTTACTGGAGATTTCTTTCTTTTTGCCATGATGCTTTCCTCTAGTGCTAAGTATACCACCACACTAGCATACTGCAAAAGTAGTATTAACTACATAAAATAGCAGTTACATAATTTCTATAATTATGCTAATCCCGCCAATTCTTTTCCCTGCGCTCTCTTACCTCCTCACGGTCAATGATAGTATCCTTATCAGCATCAATCCCAAGCTTTACCTGTCCTTTACCGATGTGAATAACAGTGATAACGATATCATTACCGATTAATATTCTTTGTTTTACCTTTCTGTCTAGAATTAACATAATTATTATCCTTAAATTGTATAAGTATTTACAGTTACCATATTTCCCATTGATTTTACTTTCTTTCTACCCTTTACAACATCAATACCCATAGCAAGAATCTCTGAGATTC